GCCATTGCTTCTGATCAAGTCCTTTGGTTATGCCCAACCATTGGTTACGCAGTAGTGCGAAGTCGTTGACTATCTTTGTAAGGTCCACAACGTCATCCTCACCGTCCACGTACTTCTCAGCATCTCTGCTTGACAGTGCCCTGTTGTAGTTTTCCAAATATTTTCTGAAAGTCTTTGACTTCAGTCTTCTCAGTTCAATGTTAAGGTATTCTAGTATTGCTTCCAACTGTTGAAGTTGCCCAAACCTTTCTTCCACTATGCCAGGTAAAGCCGCACTTGCTTTTTCAAGGTTGCCGTATATCTTGCACTGCTTCTTTGCTTCTATGAGTTCCTTGTCAAAGTATGCTATGCAGTCTGGTATCTTGTTTAGGTTCCTGCTAACTTCGTTGTACCAATTAATCATCTTCGCCGTATCCGTCTGACTCGTCGTCTTCCTCGAACACAGTGTTGATTGCTTCTTCTAGTTTTGGATCGTATTCAGCAGACGCTTTGATTTCGTCGTGTTCAACGCCAATGTCCTCGAGGCTTTTGATAAAGTCAATTGCCATATCAAGCCTTTGCCTCTCTGGTACGTAGTGTACCACTGAGTCCCATAAACGTTCGATGTCTTCGTGTGTAAAGTCGATCATTACTCTTCTGTCTCTTCAGTTTCTTCTGTTGTTTCTTTTGGAACTTCTTCTTTGAAGTTCGCCATAATCATATCTAATTTATCACCTGTCCAGGCTTTTCTGAAGTCAATGTGTTCTTTGCCCTGTGGATCTACGTATTTCAGTCTGTTTCCTGTCTGAACAAGTATGCCTTTCTTCTCAAACAAGTCCACCAGTCCACTGTATGGATCCATACCAGTATCGTAAGGTATCTTAACCTGTACACCCTCAAACGGTTTCGCATATCTTGTTTTCATAACTTTACAAGCGGCTCGAATACCTCTCACATCTGAAACTTTGTTGCCTTTCTCGTCTTCTTTCAATTTTAATTTCTTCATTGCAACAACGATACTTGATGCATAGATAAATCCTTGACCACCTGAAATCTTGTCATCTGGATCAAACATATCTTGCGATGCATATGTGTGATTGGTTGCAATAAGTCCAACGTTCCAACTACCAAACATATTGACACAGTTTCTTACAAGTGCTGTCAAGGCCTTAGGTTTCCTACCCAAGTCACCTTTCATCTCACCTGCCTCAAACTGGTTAACATCTGTTGGAGTCAGTAACATACCTAAACTGTCTATAACGAACAATACTTTAGGTGCACCTTCTTTGTTGTCTGCGTGTTGGTCTTTGTAACCTTTCATAAATTCTGACACAGTCTTTGCTACATCGTCCACCATGGACATACTCAGTTTCATAAGTTTGTCCTCTGACGTGTCAACGTTGAGTGCTTGTAGCCATTGTTCATCTAGTGCGTTCTCTGTGTCGATCAATATTACGAATATGCCTTGATCCTGGGCGTTCTTAATAATGTTGCCTGATGCTATGTATGATTTACCTGCACCAGACTCACCGGCAAGTACTGTTACTTTGCCTAGGGGAATTCCTTTGTTGAAATCACTGGTCATCAAATAGTTTAATGCGTAATTTCCTGTTGATATCCAATCTGTTGGATCACTGAATCCTATACCTAATCCTTGTATAGACTTTGTTAAACTCTTTCTAAATTTTGTTGCGTCAAATACTTTGGTCATAATTTTGTCCTTTGTGTCATCTATTTTAGCATACCTAGGCCCTAACGTCAATATTAGGGCCTTGGTAAAATGTCAGATTACTTTGCTTGTCTTGATCTAATCAACTTCAAGATGTCTTCCGCTCTCTTGGCACTGTCGCCTGCCGGGGCAACTGGTGCCGCCTCTGGTTGTGGTGCTGGTGCAGATTCAGTCACGGGTGCCGCTGTAGGAGCCGCTTCCGCTACTGGTTCTGCTGGCGCAGATGCTTGTGGTACAGTAACCTGAGGTTTGGCCTGATAAGCCACGCCCGCTGGTCTGAAGTACTGTCCGTACTGCTCAAGATCATAAGCCTCACCTTCCACAGATTTCTCAAATAATTCCTTAATTATTTTCACTTCTGCTTCTGTTGGTTCTTTTGGTCTGAAGTCACCTAAGTTGAATAAACCGTGTGTGTCGATAGCGGCTCTTTCCGCTTCGTCCAACGGTCTTTCTCTTCTTGACCATTTTGATGTTGAGTAGTCTGCATAACCACCTTTAGTTGTTTTAGTGATCCTGAAGTCCACACCCTTCAAGTAATCAGTTGGCATTTCTTCCATCTCTGGATCCATAAGTGCCCCTCTGATGATGTTGAAGATCTGAGGTCCAATGATAAATCTTCTGATTGGATTCTCAGGTGTTGAATCTTCTGCTAATGGATTCGTTGTGACAAAACCTTGGAAAATGTAACTTTTCTTTTTCCAGTATTTTCTGCCCATGTCTTCCATGCTCTTGTCTTTAAACCACGGTCTCACTTCTGTGAGTACTGGACAAGTCTTCCCATACATTTCCATGCACGGTACTTGCACTGTCACTGGTCTCGAGTCAGTCTGACCTTTGATACCTGCAAATGGTAACTTGATCATGTTCCTCTCAGTCCAGAAGAATGTGTTGGTCTCGTCCTTGTCTGGTAAGAACCTAACTACTGCTTCAGAACCTTCTGCGATATTCCAGTGTGGGTAGATGGCGTTGTCTCCGCCTGTGTTGGAAGTGGAGCGATTCACTTCTTGAGATTTTAACTTCGCTCTTATTTCAGCCAATGATGCCATAATGTAAGCCTCCTTTATTGTGCCTATGTTTGTTGTTGCCTAAATGTATATTAAGCATTATCACTATAATATACAATGATATTTATCTAATGTCTACTACTATTATTGGTAAAGTGCTAGGTTTTTGATTCTATCGATTTGATTGTCGTAAGCCTGTTCTTCTTCAGAGAAGAAGTCTTCTAATTGCATACCTGCTAGTTCGATGGCATCCTGTAGAGTGTATTCTTTGTCACCCACTTTGAACTTGTCGCCTGCTTTCATACCAGCCGCTTTGGCTTTCTGCACAGCCTGTGCGAACATATTGCCTTCAGATTTTGTTTTGTCTGCGTACTTGTCATCACCTGCCTTCATTTTTTGATATGCTGGTGTGTTCATCATCTTGTCTGCTTTTGTGACATCAAGTTTTGTAGCGTTCTCTTTGTCCTTCTTTTCAATTTCCTTGTCTCTTGGAAAATCTCCCATCTTGGCATATTCGGCCACTTCCATTTCGCCTGCTCTCAATTTGTCAAAGTTCTGTCTTAGGAAATCTTGTGCCTCTTCCTGATCTACTGATGAGAAGATTGTTTTTTCATTTCTGTCTAGCACATTGTACGTCATCTTGCCTGTTGCTTCACTCCTGCTCATTGACACGTAAGGTTTGATACCACCTTCGTCAATCATTGAGTCTACCCAACTTTCAAACGCTTCAGTTTCTTTTGCTTTACCTTTTAGATCTTTTTTAGGTGCGAATGCTCCTGGATCCATTCTCACTTCCTTGCCGTAGTCTGGATCTGCCTGCATTTTCTTGTAGTCGTCGATGTATCTCTTCGCCAACTGCACAGCAATTTTTTTGTTTTTGATGTAGTCAGGTGTTGGTTTGAATGTTGCTGAATTTTCCTGCTCCATCTCATCTGCGACCCTTGAAGCGAAGTTGGCCACCCTGTCTTCCTCACCTGATTTTGTTAGAAGTCTTGATGCTATGTCTGACAAGATAGAACTCAACATAGTGTTCTTGTTTGTGAATTTTGTTGTCTTCAGCATCTTGTCTGCTGTGTCATCTTTTCTCAATACCAATTTGCTGTCTGGATCGTTCAAGAAACTTTGTACCACTGCACCGTGATCAACTGGCGGTTGCACAGGTGCGTCAATTGGTTCAGCATCTGGCTCAAGTTCGTTGATTGGCTCTTCCTTAGGTGCATTTTCCAATTCAGCCATTACTCTGCTGATCAATGGGAAAGCATCTTCTACCCTGCTGTCTAGGTTCGTCTGTGTGAATTTTTCTCTTAACTTGTTGACTGTCTCATCATCTAACACTTGATCTTCTGCTTTCTTGTAACTCTTGCAACTTGATTCGTAGTGAGATTGTTTACTAAGATTCCTCATATACTCTCTTAGGTTCTCTAATTGCAATTTTGTATTTTCAATAATGTCGCCTGCGTTGTCGTTTAACTGATCTTTGTTTGAAACATATCTTTGGAATGAATTCAATTTAGCAATGTCTTCTGAAGTCTGTATTATGTGCTGTCCGAATTCGTCATGTGGTCTGCCACCATTGGCAACGTGTCTCATCATTGCTCTCGCACCTGCTAGGTGTGTCATTGGATACTTGAATCTCTCACCATCTTCGTTTTCGATGTATAGTGATTGTATCTGTCTTGATCTCGCACCTGGCACAGTCTCGTCAACCTTGCCTTTGTGTCTGATTATTAATTTTGTTTTGTCTAGATTCTCGTATGAACGTTTTGCTGTGCCTGTAAGGCCTTCGTTCACGCCTGCTAATTTAGTGATTCTTGCTAGTTCTTCCGACATCTCGTCAGTATTTACCGTTTTGTTCGTATCTGCAAGATTTTCATAATCCTGCTTTGTTAGGTTGTTTTTAGTGATATCTCGCACATCAAACGTCA